AATGCGACTAAGGCATATCAAAAAGCATATAGCTGCGACTACTTCACGGCAGCTGCTAACGGTCCACGATTGCTAGGAAATGCTAGAATAAAAGAAGAGATACAAAGAATCAAAGATGCAAAGATCAAACAGACCATGTATTCCACAGAAGATTACTTCCAGAAAATGATTGACATCGCTTATTCGGATATAACCGATTATCTATCATTCGGGCAGGAAGAAGTGCAGGATAAAAACGGAAACGCATTCATGATAAACGTCATAAACCTAAAAGAATCATGCGATGTTGACGGCACTCTAATCCAAGAGGTCAAACAAGGCAAAGACGGCTGCACTGTAAAGCTTGTCAGCAAAGAGTTTGCATTAAAGTGGCTGGATAAGCATTATAGTGAGGCGACAGAGCTGCAGAAAGCACAACTTGAACAACTTAGAGCACAGACGGATAAGCTTAATAAAGAAACTGATAGCGGAAAAGCTGCTGAAAAGGTGACGATTATAAATGACCTCCCAAGATAAAGTGGTGAAGCTCAGTGACATTGTTATCCCAAAGTTTCAACCGCTGGTAAATGATCGTGAGCATATGCATCAGGTTATTAGTTCAGGACGTGCAGGCACAAAGTCTTCTTTTATGGGGATTATCTCCGATTTTCTTTTGGTGTCAGAGCCTGATTCAGCGGCTATTATCATGCGTAAGCATCACAATAAACTCCGTAAAACAGTTTATAAAGAGTGCATACGTGCTATTGGACGATTGGGATTAAGCAAAAAACAATTTACCATTACTAAAAGCCCGATGCAGATAACATATAAGGGCAATGGTAACACTCTGTATTTCACAGGATCGGATAGTATAGACGACACAAAAGGTATGATTGATGAGGAACGTCAAATTAGATTAGTTGTGCTGGATGAGCTGACAGAATTTTTTGATAAAGGCGAGGGAGCTGAAGAACTGGCAAATATCGAGGCGACATTCGTTCGTGGCAATGATGATTTCTTTCGCATGATGTACCTATTCAATCCACCCAAAAATGAACAGGCTCCGATAATGAAATGGTTGAGGAACATGAAAAAACGCTCTGATACCATCCACATACATGTCACTTATAAAGATGTACCCGTAGCGTGGCTGGGAAAGAAATTGATACAATCAGCTGAGGCTATGCTGCAGGTGGACCCAGAAATGTATAAATGGGTATGGCTCGGGATGTGTACCGGTCTGGCAGAAGTTGTCTATTACATGTTTAAAAAAGAACACGAAATAGAAAAGGCATCCTACAAAGATTTGATACACATAGGAATTGGTGTGGATTATGGCCAATTGAATGCTACTACATATCAAGCGTTTGGATTGAATCAAAGTAAGATGCGAATAGAAGGATTACCTGAGTATTATCATTCAGGGCGTGAGAGTGGACGCCAGAAGCCACCAAGCGAATACGCAAAAGACTTCAAAGAATACTATGAAGAAATCGAACGTCTGACTGGAAAAAGGATAGAGGCTGTTTTTATAGATCCATCCGCAAGAGGACTTGCTGAGGAGATAAAACGTATACTTCCAAGAGTCAAAATAAAGCCAGCAGAAAACTCTGTTAAACTCGGAATCGAGCGAACGCAGAAGTTTTTTTCCTTCATGAAGCTATTTATATGTAATGAACAGGTACATTTAAAAGAAGAGCTCGGATTGTATAAATACAACAAAGATTTGCTGGATAAAGGCAAAGAGGAAGTTGTAAAAACAAACGACCATTGCTGCGATGCCATGAGGTATTACATCATGGGTATGTGGCGGTATCTTAGATTGTTGTTACCAGCGACGGAAAGAGGTGATAAATAATGGATTTAAACTCTGACGGAATAAAAGAGAAATTAGGAATCAATATTGCCGTAACGCCTAAAATGAAGCAAGCTATCAGGAAGTGGCAGAAAGCTTATACCAACGAATCAGACTGGTTAAACAAGGATGTTAAAACATTGAATATAGCTGCATCGGTTGCCAGCGAGATCGCACGACTTGTTACAATCGAAAACACAATCGAGATAAGCGGTTCTGAACGAGCTGATTTTATAAGTGAGCAGCTTAATGGATTTAAAAGCAATAAAAAGAATATTGTTGAAATCGCCTGTTCCGTAGGAGGCATGGTATTTAAGCCATATGTAAACAATGGTAAGATACTCCTTGATTTTACATACCAGGATGAGATGCTTCCGTTCCGATTCGATGATAATGGTGAAATCACCGGCATTATATTCCCGTCGTATAAATTCCAAGGGAACAGAAAATTTACCAGGTTAGAGATACACGATTACAAGAACAATGAAAACTACAGGATCCAGAATAAATGCTTTATGTCGAAAGACGTATCTATCGATACAAATGATATACGCAACCTTGGGACAGAAGTCCCGCTTAATAGTATAGAGGAATGGTCAGAAATTGAACCGGATATAAATATCTCTGGAGTAGACAGGCCTTTCTTTTCCTTCTTTAAAATCCCGATTGCAAATAACATAGAGCGTAAAAGTCCGTTAGGTGTGTCTGTGTACGCAAGAGCTATCGAAAATATCAAAGAAGCTGATGTTCAGGCTTCACGTATGGATTGGGAATTCGAAAGCAAAGAAACCGCAATCGAGCTAGACGGCACGATGATAGAGGAAGATATCTACGGCACAAAAAAACTTCCCAAAGGAAAAGAAAGATTGTTTAGGACGTATGACGGAGAAACATATACTGACACAGGAGGTAAATTATTCAAGCATTTTAGTCCGGAAATACGAGATGAATCATTTTCACGAGGATTGGATAAGATACTCAAAAGGATAGAGTTTAATTCCGGACTTGCATATGGTACACTGAGTGATCCACAAAATGTTGATAAGACAGCGGAAGAAATTAAAAGCAGCAAACAACGGTCTTATCAGTTGGTAAAGGACATACAGGAATCTCTGGAGTCGGCGATAAGCTGCCTGATTCGGGTAATGGATGATATCTGTACAGTTTATGGGCTTACTCCGGAAGGCGCTATACAGGAGATTTACAGTTGGGATGATAGTATTATCATTGATGCTGAAAAAGAGCAGGAGAACGACCGCAAGGATGTTGCGATGGGCGTTATGAGCTTACTAGAATACAGAATGAAGTGGAAAGGCGAGGATGAGAAAACGGCATTGAAGAATCTTCCTCAGCAGGCTGATGTGATGCCATGACACCGGATGACATCGAGCGATTCGGATATGGCAATGAAGCTTTTTTTCTAGACCTTGAACAACGCATCATGCTGGATGTCGTAAGACGCCTGAAAGATGCAAAAGTTATTACACGTACAGCAGACTTCCAGCTAAACCGGTTATCCGATTTAGGATACAGTGATCAAGAAATTAAAGACATGCTGCAGGAAACACTTAATGCATCGGATGCGTATATAGATTCTATCTATGATAAAGCGTTGAAAACAGAGTATATAGACAACGAGGCTCTGTATAAAGCTGCAGGAAAGTCATTCATACCGTACGAAAAGAATGCGTTTGTAAGGCAGCTTGTAAAGGCGGCTAGAAAGCAGACAAAAAATGAAATGAGGAACATCACGAAAACAATGGGATTCGTGGTGAACGATAGAAATGGCCAGGTGTTCAAGGAGCTATCTAAATTCTATAAAGATACACTGGATGAAGCTATGACGGATATAACGACAGGGGCATTTGATTACAATACAACACTCAAAAAAACTGTAAGACAAATGACAAACAGCGGCATCCGCTGGGTTGATTACGAATCCGGCCACCACAACAGGATAGTGGTGGCAAGCCGCAGGAGTGTTTTCACCGGCCTCGGGAACCTTGCGGGACAGATGGCTGAATACAATGCAGAACAACTTGACACCAACGATTACGAGGTAGCGTGGCATGCAAATGCAAGACCGACACATAAAGTGTGGCATGGACAGGTATGGAGCCGGGAAGAACTCGTTACCGTGTGTGGCCTTGGTACTGCAGACGGTCTTTTGGGTAATAACTGCTATCATCTATATTATCCATTTATCAAAGGTATATCAAAACGTAATTGGTCCGATTCTTGGTTGAGACAGCAAAATGAAAAAGAAGACAAGATACGCACCTTCGGCGATAAAGAATATACAGCGTATACGGCCACACAGCGGCAGCGAGTGCTGGAAACACGTATGCGAGCACAGCGTGAATCCATAAAGCTGCTGCAGGATGGAGAAGGCGATGCTTTTGATATCCTAACAATGCAAGCACGGTATCGTGCCACAATGGACGAATATGTGCAATTCTCGGATGCAATGGGGCTGCGGCAGCAAAAGGAACGCATCTATACGGATTCGTTAGGGACAAAAGGAAGCTATAAAAAGAAAGGTGTATTGACCAAGCAGGAGCACGGAGCACTCAATCGCTATATTAGCAGCGATTCGTATAAAATCAATGAAAAGCTGAGAAATAAACAGCAGCTTTCTCCGGAACAAGATAGCTTTGTAAGGTATCTTGACGCAGCGCTGAGTAAAACAAAGACTTACAAAGGAGAAGTGAATAGATCTCTTTCCTTTATGCATGATGATGATATAAAAGACTATGTGAATATGCACAAGCCAGGCTTTCCGGTAAAATACAATCAATATATATCAGCCAGTACAGATTTGATGTATAATGAAGATGGACAAGTGCAAATGCACATTTTATCAAAAAGTGGAAAAGACATCAGATCATACAATGAAAGAGAAAAAGAAATACTCTTTGACCGTGATGCAGACTTTATGGTGAAGCACCTATCAAATGACGAAGGTAAATGGGTGATATGGTTAGAGGAGATGAAAAAGAATGGAAAGTAAGCAAGAAAAGAAGTTTTCTCATCCACGATGGACGGAACCGCTGAAACCACAAAGGCTGTTCAAAAGCGATTTAACGCCCGAACAGTTCGAAGAAATACATAAAGGTCTTTTAAAAGGCTTGAAGGATGGAACTGTGAAACAAGAAGATTACGACGAATTCATGAATAATTAAGCACTCATAAACTGGGTGCTTTTTTAGTGGCAACCCCACAAGGAGATAAATATGGACAGCTATATCGGAACAAAACTTATTAGTGCTGAGGCTATGAATTTGGGTGATTACAACAAATACAGAGGATGGCAGATCCCTGCGAATGAAAATCCAGAAAAAGAGGGTTATTTAGTGCGATACTCAGATGACTATTATTCTTGGTCTCCCAAGGAAGTGTTTGAAAAAGCATATCTGATGGTTGATGATAACCCTGATTTGCCAAGTGGTGTTTCCATTGGACCTAAAATGGTAGATAGCTTTATCAAAGAAACACACGTAAGTACATTGGGGGACAGAACGACACTGGTAAGGTGCGTACTCGTGAATGGGTTTGAAATCATCGAATCCTCTGCATGCGTTGACCCGTTGAACTACAATGAGTATATGGGCGCAGAAATTTGCATGGAAAAAATCAAGGATAAAATCTGGTATTTGTTAGGATTTTTATTGCAAACAGCGTGGCAGGGGATAAAGTGATGTGTGCCAACACGCTTATGTGACAGTAAGTCACTGTTATCATGATACTAAATTAAATTGCAGGGTTGTTAAATATCACGATACCTGCATTTTTTGTGGGATAAAAACAAAAGAAAGGACCTGCTACATGAATGATCCGCCCAAACGTAAGCTACCGTATTTCGGACCACATTTATGAGGCGACACCTCTTTAAAAACAGGCAAATCAATATCGTGCGACACACGTAAAACAGGTAATAGGGCGACACCCTTAAACAGGAGGATTTATGACAGATTTATTAAGATTCAAACTTAACATCCAGTTATTTGCTGATGACCCTACAGACCCACCGCAGGATCCACCAACGGACCCAACCGGTAAGGCTCCGGAACTTGATTATGACAAACTTGCCGAGGCTATCGAAAAGCGCAAATCAAGAACGGAGGAAGGAGCACTAAAGGGGATTCTAAAGGAAAAAGGAATCACCGGAAGTGAGATGGATGAAGCGTTAAAAGCGTACAAAGAGGCTAAGCAGAATAAAGTGAAAGCCGAGCAGGAACGTATCGACAATATCATCAAAGAAAATAATGAGTTTAAAAAAGCTCAGTTGATGCAGAACGTTACCAACGAAGCGAAGACGATTGCGAAAGAGCTCGGAGTGCGTGATGATAGATTTGAGAAACTGATTGCTCTATGTGATCGCAGCAAATTCGCTGACGAAAAAGGAGTCATTGACAAAGAAGCAATCAAGAAGGAAATGGAAAGTCAGTTAAAAGATGTTCCAGAATTCAAATCGCAGAAAAACATTGTCATTACTAAAGGCAAAGGTGCAGATGTACCGCCTGCGATGACAGACGACGAAGAATACCGCCGCAGAAAATACGGCAAGAATAAATATTTTCGAGGATAAAGGAGGCATATTAAATGCAATACGGAAATTTAAACGTAGACGAGAAATACAGCTCTCTGGTAGAGCCTAATCTCTATTCAGACAACATCCTGGAGCCAGGTGTTACATATAACGAGGACTTCCAGGGGGATGCGGACAGTGGACTGGTCAAGGTCTACAAACAGAAATCAGATGGTGCAACAGATGCAACGACGCCAGCTGGCGATTTCGAGGATACGAAAGCTGAGAATGAGCTGATTGACATCCGCCTGAACAATTCATTCCGAAAATCAAAGAAAATCTACAAAGTGCAGGCTGGAGCAGTGGCGTATCCGCTCGCAGACACTACATTCTCCACGGCGTTGAGCGATGTTAAAGAAGGGTATCAGGCAGCAGGTGTGGCTTGTTTAACCGCGGAAGGTGTACATTTAACAGATACTACCGCTATTACTTCAAAGAATGTGAAATCAGCGATTCTGAATGCACGTAAAGCCGTTCGTAAAAACAAGGCTAAAGCTGATATTGTATTAGCGTCTGTCGATACGTTTACCGCTATGCTGGAGGCTGCCGGTGACCAGTTTACACCTGCTAAAAACGACGAAATGATTGCTACTGGACAGGTAGGATACTGGCTGGGGATGAAATGGTATGAGGCGAATGCAATGGAAAACACTGCAGCTGTCTATTATGACCACGCAGGAGCAAAGCACACAGTAGACCTGACGGGCGTTGATTTTGTTATGTACGATCACCGATTCTTCTCCATTGTTGATAATCTGGAGGAGATGCGTATTATCGATTCCGAGAAATTCGTCGGTTCTCTTGCACAGGTAGAAATCAATGCAGGTTATCGTGTTACGACTGCTGAGGGCGTTGTCGTAAAAACAAATAAGGCAATCGAAACAGACACACTAGCATAATAAGAACGGAGGTGGCTAAATGCCATATACCACTTATGAATACTACGCAAAGGACTTTTACGGTGACATTATTCCGCAAGAGTCCTTTTCTAAATATGAATTAAAAGCCAGATTTGAACTGGACCGTTATACGTTCGGAAGAATCAAAGGGCTTTCGATAACATCCAGCATCGAACAATGTATGTGTGAGCTTATGGAGTATCTATTTACAAACGACCACAGAGTTAAGGGGAATGGCATATCAAGCGAATCAACAGACGGACACAGTGTCACATTCAGGGAAGAGAAAACAGCATCAGCTATAAACAAAGAGCTGCGTCAGATTGTATCAAAGCATCTGGCAGGAACAGGGCTTATGTATAAGGGGGTTTATTGATGCTGGGGTGCAATGAGACGATTACGTTATATCACGCTGTATTTGATAAAGAAAATCGGCGTGACATATGGACTGAACAGGTCATTTGTGGCTGCTCGTGGTACTCGAAATTGCAAATAGCGCCAACGGAAAAAGGTGTAAAATCAGCTAATGAGTTTCGTGTCCGCATACCGCTCGAAAATGCCCCTGCAGAGCTTATTATGTCAAAAGGGGATTATATTGTTAAAGGCAATAAACAGCTCTCTGATATAACGCCAGCCTGCATCATGGAGCAATACGATGAATATTTCATGATTTTATCGTACACGGTGAATAAAGAATGCGGAGATTACTCCAAACATATCCGTATTCAAGGAGCTTCTTAACGTTGGAAACTCCAAGAGATAAACTGATTACTGCCAAAAGTAAAGGTGGTACAGTCAAAGGTATAGTGCATTGGAGCTCTGATTTTGGACCAAGAAAAACAAATGCATTTTTGTTAGCGCAAAAGTTTGTTGACAGTGAAGTATTGCGACGTTCAGACCCACTTACCCCTCGTATGAATGGCGATTTAATCAAGGCAGGTGCAAGGACCACAAGAATCGGAGAAGGACTTGTTCAATACGCTGATCCGAAAGCCCGGTATCTGTATTACGGCAAGGTGATGGTTGGGAGAGCACCTAAGACGGTGACAGACAAGCCGTTAGTTTACGATGGAGCGCCTACGCGTGGTGCATTTTGGTTTGAGCGGATGAAAGCTAAAGACAAAAAAACTATCCTGAAAGGAGCTGGTAAAATTGCAGGAAAATAAAAGCATGATTGAATCCGTTAGGGATTATTTTCTTGAATGCCCGATTCTCAAAGATGGCCATTTGTATATCGATTATCTCAATGAAAAACCTACAGATTACTCCATTGACCCGCTTGTGTGCAGCCCAATCGTAAAAAAGTATAGTGACGGCGGTTCGCTGCGCCGATATCAATTCGCTTTTATGTCCAGCGAGGTATATTCGCAAAGCGAAATCGAAAACATGCAGAACAGTGGATTTTATGAAAGGCTGGCTGAATGGATAGAAACACAGAACAAAATCAATAACCTTCCTGCGTTCCAGGATGTGGAAGTTCAGAGCATCGAGGTATTATCGCCCGGATGCTTATTTGATGCAGAAGGGACCGTGGCAAGGTATCAGATTCAAATGGAAATACAATATTTAAAGGAGGCTTAAAATGAGCAAATTAGTAACAAGGGAAAAAAAGGTTGCCTTCATGGGATGCGTAGCGGAAAGTAAAATCACGTATAATCGTATGCGCCATTTTACTTCCCTAAGCCGCTCCAGCAACCCAAACGAGTATTCACGCAAATATGTCGATGAAGCAGGCGAGAATACAGACGTTACAGGATATGCACCGTCTATCGCTTATGCGTTTGACCAGTATATCGATGATCCAGTACATGATGAGATCATTGCGATTTCTGACGGTGAAAAGGTCGGAGACGATGCAATCCGCACCGTTATCAATGTGGACTTCACAAAACCCGGAAAGACGGAGGGGAATTTCTTCGCAACCAAACGCGATTATGCAATTATTCCAGATTCAGACGGTGACGACGAGAACACATATACGTATTCCGGTAACTTCAAATCAAAATCTGATAAAGAGGAGATTGAGGTTACTACAAAAGATGGATGGGCTACATGCGAAATTGTAGAACCAACACCAGAAAATAAAGGTTCCGACATTTAAGCCGGAGCCTTTTCCAAAAGGAGTGAGCTTATGAGTCAAAAATATAATGTTCCAAAATGGGAGATAAACGGTGAGAGATTCCCTTTTGATTATGATGACATGGAGACAATCGAGCGATACAAAAGAGCATTGGCGCAAATGGGAGAAGATTCTAATACCGTTATTGTAACAGGCGATCGTTCAGATATCATAAAATCGCATTATGAGATTTTCAGCAAGGTATTTGATACGGCTTTTGGTCCCGGAACATCAGAAAAAATATTTAAAGGCAAAGTAAATTTGCGTATGTGTTTTGATGCATTTGACAGTATGGTTGGATTCGTAAATTCATGTAAACGCCGTTCAGAAGCAAATTATAATCAGCGACTACAGAAATACATGCCTGCAAATAAAGCACACAAAAGAAATCGAAAATGATAAACGCATTACTCGAAAGTTATCCGGATACTGTAATTGTACACGGAAAGCGTTATAAGATAAAAACTGATTTTAGGCATTGGATCGGGTTGAATGAAGCGATGCTCGATAAAGAATTATCAGATGAAGAAAAAGGGTATATTGCTTTGTCTTTGTTTGTGGATGATGTTCCAAACGACTCCATATGTGCAATCAATGCTCTGGCTGTATTTATGCAAGGAAACATATGCGAAAAGGAAACGGGTGCCGTCAGCAGGAAATCAAGGTATGTATTCTCATTTACGTATGATCAGGACTATATCATAGGAGCATTCCAAGAGTGTTATAAGCTGGATATTTTAAATATAAGGCATATGCATTGGTGGCATTTTAATGCATTACTCAATGCTTTGAATACTACGTGTGAGCTTAAGCAGCGCATTATGTACAGGTCTATAAAGTTGTCTGATATATCCGACAAAAAGGAAAGGAATCGTATCCGTAAAATCCAAAGACAAATTGCGATTCCTGCTCCAGAAATGAATGAATATGAAATCGCATCTGTATTTTAGGAAAGAGGTGGTAATGTGGCTGTAGATGGTTCTTTAAAGTTTGATACTAAAATAGATTCTTCTGGTTTTGAATCGGGCGTCAAAAAAATGAGCGGGTTAGCAGCAAAAGGTTTGGCGGCCATCGGTACAACGCTGGCGGGAGCCAGTGCCTACGCTATAAAAGTAGGAGCGGATTTCGAGGAAGGAATGTCGAAGGTTGCAGCTATCTCCGGGACATCGGGAAAAGAACTGGAAGCTTTAACCGAAAAAGCTAAAGAGATGGGGGCAAAAACAAAATTCAGTGCTACGGAATCTGCAGAAGCAATGCAGTATATGGCGATGGCAGGCTGGAAATCAGCTGATATGATATCCGGTATCGACGGAATCATGAACCTTGCAGCAGCATCTGGCGAAGACCTCGCCAGTGTTTCTGATATCGTAACAGACGCCTTGACTGCGTTTGGCTTGCAGGCAAAGGATTCCGCACATTTTGCGGATGTTCTGGCAGCTGCGTCGTCCAACAGTAACACAAATGTATCAATGATGGGTGCAACCTTTAAGTACGCAGCCCCTCTGGCAGGTGCGCTAAAATACTCCGTTGAGGACGTTGCAACCGCAATCGGGCTTATGGCTAATGCAGGGATCAAAGGGGAGCAGGCTGGTACGTCGTTAAGGTCGATGTTCACACGCTTGGCTAAACCGCCGAAAGAATGCGCAGAGGCTATGGATACACTCGGCATCAGTATAAAAAATTCTGATGGATCTGCAAAGCCGTTGAATCAAACGCTGCAGGACATGCGCCAGAAATTCAGCAAATTGTCCGATACACAGAAAACGCAGTACGCTTCTGCCATTGCCGGCACAGAAGCTATGTCCGGATTATTGGCTATCGTCAATGCAAGTGATACTGACTTTGATAAATTGACTAAAGCAATTAACGGAGCAGATGGCTCTGCCGAAAAGATGGCCAAGACGATGAATGACAACCTAAAGGGTAAAGTAACCATCTTAGGAAGCTCTCTGGAAGGATTAGGCATCCAAGCATACGAGAAGTTTGAGAAGCCTATGAAAAAGGCTGTGGATGGTGCAATAAGCAAAGTAGAGGGGCTGTCCAGGGAAATGTCTTCCGGAAAGCTCTCTAGGTCAATGGATAAATGTGCCGAAGGTATTGCTACAGTAGCCGATAAGGCGCTTGATCTCGCAACCGATGCAATCCCCGTCATGATAAACGGATTCGCGTTTATTGTTGACCACGGAAAAGAAGTGGTGACAGTAACAGCAGCTATTGCTGCAGGTATGATGTACTACTCTAATCAGCAAAAGATTGCGAATGCTATCACCATTGCATCAGCAACGGCTCAAAAGATTTATGCTGCAGGCTCCTTGGTGATGGAAACCGCAACTGCACTATTGACTGGTAAAATCACTTTGCAGACAGCTGCACAAGAAGCGCTTAATCTTGTGCAAATGGCCAGCCCTCAGGGGCTTCTTACGGCTGCGATTGTCGCAGGTGCTGCAGCGATTGGCACTTATATCGTTATGTCGATAAACTCCAAAAAGGAGACTGACGAGAATACAAAAGCTACAGAAAAGCTTGTTGATGAATATGAAGCTCTGAACGAAACGCTCGAAGAGAACAAAAAGACAAGGCAAGAATCCGTTGATGCAGCTAAGGCAGAGGTAGGAAGCGCTGACATCATGGCTCAGAAGCTGGATGATTTAAGCAAGAAAGAGAATAAATCAAACGCTGAAAAGAAGCAGATGCAATACTATGTTGAAGAGCTCAACAAAATTGTGCCTGATCTTAACCTAAAATATGATGCCGAAAAAGATGCTTTGAACAAGTCCACTGACGCCATACGGTCTAATATCAAAGCCCAAAAAGATTTGGCAATAGCGAAAGCTTATCAGGAGAATATGGCGGCTATCGCTAAAGATATGGCCGATGCGCAAATAAAGCTCGATGAAGCTACACAGCAGACCACCAAGAATGAAATAGCTCTGAAAGAGGCGAAGGAAGCCACACGGAAGGCTTATGAAGATTATGCAGCTACTGGTTTCGACGCTGCCAGTAAAGAGGCTGGCGCATGGCTAAAGGCAAACGATGCACAGGCTACAGCTCAACAGAATTACGATAAATCTCAAAAAGCTGTTGAGGATTTGAAGAACAAAATGAGCAGCTTGAACGCGGAATATGATAAAACTGATAAGTACGCACAGAAATCTTTGGATTCTGCAGACCTTGAAAAGAAATTAGCAGAATTCACAGCTTTGGCCAAAAAGAAAGGCCGAGAGATTCCAGAGGAAATTGCGAACTCTATCAGAGAAGGCGCTTATGCAGTTCCTGAATCAGTTGACGAGCTAGGCTCTTTGATACAATATGACGACATGATAAAGACTGCAAAAAAGAACGGATATGATGTCCCTAAATTTATATCAGATGGAATATCATCTGGCAAATTAAAGCCTGCGCAAGCGGTAAAAATGATGCAAAAAGAAATAGAATTTAGCGATATGCTTAATAAATCTAAAGCAGCTGGTACTTTGGTTCCGGAAAATATCAGAAATGCAGTTATACAAGGAAAAATGAAACCTTCTGATGCTGTACATGCGATGGAGAATATGGTTGAATTCAATAAGCTTCTGAATGATTCCAAAATTGCAGGTGATCAAGTGCCTGAGAATATTAGAAACGCTGTTCTCAACGGTAAGATGAAACCCGCTGATGCTGCGCAGCAGGTACAAAATCTGGTTACTTTTCAAACACTTTTAGCGAAATCAGTAGCAGCTGGAAATGATGTCCCCGAGAACATAAAACAGGCTGTAATGGCTGGTAAAACAAAGCCTAAAGATGCTGTTAATCAAATGGTTTCCGGCATGGTGGAATCCGCTAATGCTGGTAAACCAAAAATGAAAATGTCTGGTAAAGAAATTAGTACAGGCTTTGAAGATGGAATTAACTCTAAACAGAAATCAGTGAAATCAGCCGGTAAGAATCTAGCATCTAGTGGTAGAAGCGGCGCTAAATCACAAAGCAGCTGGTTCGACTTAGGTGCATACGCAGGTCAAGGTTTTATTGATGGTCTATCAGCCATGACAGCTGATGCTATGTCACAAGCAATGAACTTTGTTACCTCCGCAATGAACGCAGGGAAAAGGGCACAGAAATCACGTTCACCATCCAGAAAATGGCGGGATGAAATCGGTATGATGGCAGGTGCAGGGTATGCGATAGGGTTGGATAACTCTACAGGCATGGTAGAGAAATCTGCTAAAGGGCTAATGGAAACAGCGATTAGCGAAGCTGAAAAGTACAGAAAAATGAGCATCCCATCTATTTCTCTTGATCCTATCAAAGCAGTTGCAATGAGCACTGCCTCAGGAGCAAGAATGCAAAGTACAGCGCAAAGCTTTTCCAATGCAGGGAATAACGTTTCTTTTCCTGATAAATTGGAAATAGTTGATAAGAGTCAAAATGAAACAACTCTCGTATTGCAGAATAGAGAAGTATTGGCAAAATGGATAGCTCCGGCAGTGAGCAGGGAGCTTGCATTTTTAAAAGGCAGGTGATGGCATGGATATAAATTTCCGAACGATAAAAAGATATGATGCAAGAATCATGTCGTTTGATTTACAAAACTCGGTCATAGAACGAAGCATCATCAATGAAGGTTTTATTCCTATAGGGGCGAAGCCTAAATTGAAGCCACGTCTGATGGAATTGAAAATAGAATTCAGAAATAAACTAAGGCTTTCGCAATTCGTTGAAGATTTGATTCAATCAGATCAAATACTAATCGATATAAATGATGGATTTATATATCGCTGTACACTTAAGCAAATGGATGGGAATATAACATCCATAGCTAACAGATGGCATCAACTGACAATACCGTTATATGCGATTCAATCAGGGACGAAACGCAGGGTGTGTTTGAAGTATCATGAAACGCTCGTAATCGTGGCAGGAACACATGAATGCGATGTTGTGTACGAACTTTTTCCAAAAGAAAACGGGAGCATAAATATTAACGGTATTAAAATTGATAATGTAAAGGCAGGCAGCACGTTAATCATTGACGGTATAAACAAATTGATCACTGAAAACGGTGCAAATGCTTTTGGCAGAAGTAATTTGAGAAAGTTTCCATCCCTTCCTGCGGGAGAAAATGTTGTAACGCTGGATAAAGATATCGATGCGTTTTTGTATTATTATCCAGTTTTTGCATAAAGAGAGGTGGTAGTATGCTGGCAATTGAAATAGATAACAAATGGGTTCCTATATCAGGATATACAGACTTTTTCATTGATAAAAGCGAGGAAGGCGAAGAATCGCTTTCTTTTGATATCCATAAGGATAACTCATTTTATCAATATATGAGGAGCCTCGTAAGATTGAAATCCGACGATAACATTTACTCTATTATTGGCGCAAATAAGCCTGCAGAAGTTGCAACGATAACCGCTGAATTGGATATGAGCGAGTGGAAAACTGAACATTTCACAAAATGCGCAGAAATTTCTGCGTTGCAAACAAAAACAATTGTAGACGTCCTGGAATACATAAAACCTATTGGATGGGATATAGTTGGTGGAGAGTTTAGTGTAATAAAAAGAACGCCAGATTGTGAAAAATGTAATCGATACGATATTTTAATGCGTTGCAAAACGATATATGATGTCCAATATGATATTGATACCATAAGCAAGACAATCACTATTGTAGATCCTTATGCTAGTCATGATGATGGTGTGTATATCACACCGGAATTAAATATGACAGGGCTTGACTACAAAGAAACAGGAACAGGAATAGTCACAAGGTTATACTGTTACGGAGCAGACGATATGACGTTTTCCTCTGTAAACGGAGGGAAACCATATGTTGAGAATTATACTTACACCGATAAGGTTATCACAGGCCAATGGGTAGATGGAAGATACTATGATATGTCTAATTTTTTGGTAGATGCTCAAAAAAAAGTTAATGAACTTGCGGTGCCAGTTGGGTGTTATACGATAAGTACAAAAGATCTTGCAGCTTATGATGATAAGTACAAGGATTTGAAATTTAAGCTCAGGCATAACGTGCATTGCATAATTGATCCTAAAAACAATATTGACATTATCCATAAAATCGTGAATATACGCAGATACCCAGACAACGAAAGCGAAACTATAGTTACATTATCTAATGCTGCGAGAACAATCGAAAGTGAAATAAAATCGTACCAGGAAAACGTAACTGAGCTTACGCAGGATGGATATAAAAAAGAAACGACTATCAGGAATAATTCAAAGAGTATTGAATTGATAGCTGAAAAAACTGATCAAAATACAAAAGGTATTCAAAAGGTCGAGCAGCAGATAACGCCAGAGCAGTTGTTGGTTACCGTATCAGATTCTATCAATAAAGGAAATAAGTTAAATACTATGCAGGTTATCATTGACCTCCTTGGATTAACGATAAAAAATGGTGGAATCAAGGTATATGATGGTAACAACAGCCTTGTACTCTATGTTGATCAGAATACAAAGAAATTAAATTTCTCTGGTACGATATCAGGTACGACGATAACAGGAACACTATTCGATGGTGGAACTATCAGGACAAGCGACGGAGACATAGGAGGCTGGAAAATAGATTCCAATGGATTATATAATGGTACAGTCAAAATTAAGAATAGTGGAATCACCAATATCTATACATGGGCTGACTTGTATATTATCCGTTTGATAATTATGGGCACCATAAATGCTGATGATGATATGGTCTACCACTATGATTTTAATGGAGATGGAAAAATAACACCAGCTGATTACGCTACGTTAAAGAATAGATTAAAAGCTATGTAGGAGGTGATAAAATGGATATAGTAGTAACACAAATTAAACAGATTGGTAGAGAGATAATGCTTGACGGAAACAGTCTTGTAGGTTATCAGCACTCAGCCAATCTTTTTATTAAGCTTATTAAAGACACATCGGAAACAAATCCATTTAAGGGAATGGTGTTATCTGGTTACTGTAGCAGCTGGAAATCAGATATGCCGGTTGTATGCCCTATACAAGAAAAAGATGATGGAACATACATTTTGCTACCTGATGGGGTGTTTGAAAACGAAGGCGATGTATATTTGTCTTTGGCAGCGATCAATGAAAATAAAATCGTCATTACATCCAACCAACTGACACTACAGGTGGATGGATCTAATAGAATTGTATCTAAAGTATCGCCATCTGAAAAGTATTGGGAAATCGAAGTGCTGAATGCTATGAAAGCGTGGTATGCCAATGTAGTTGACCCGACCTTCAACTCCAGTAATGAAAAACTGAATCAGCTGATCAGACGAACAGAAGAACACGAAGAAAAGGCGGAAGACCTGCAGAAAAAAGCAGAGGAGCAACAGACAGCAGTCGATCAATCCACTACAGCTGCAGCGCAGGCTACGCAGACAGCGAATACTGCAGCAACCAATGCCGACGAAAAGGCGGCAGCTGCGAACGCTGCAGCTCAGGCAGCAAATAAGGCAAAGAGTGATGCAGATACAGCTGCAGGAAAGGCAAATAAGGCAGCATCAGATGCTAATGTTGCAGCAAATAATGCAAACACCAAAGCCGGAGAAGCTGCAACTGCTGCATCAGAAGCGAATACAGCAAGAGATAGTGCAAATACACTTACACAGACAGTACAGCAAAAGCTGACAAATGGTGATTTTGACGGGCGTACAACCTATAACGGTATCGGTGACCCTGCAGTTGTGTTAGGTAAAAATGGTGACACATATCTGAATAAATCAAATGAAGGTCAGCACCCTAAATGGCTATATTTAAAAGAAAACGGCAAATGGACTCCTCTTTGGAATACACAAGGTATTGATGGTACAGACACAGTACCGGTAGGAGCTGGATATCTAGTATCCGGTGATACTGTTCCTCCGGGTTACAAGGAGACCACTCCCCCATTCAGCAATCCTAATCTGTTGATCAATGGAGATTTCCAAGTCTGGCAAAGGGAAACAAGTTTAACAAAACCTAATGCCATTCACAACGAGTATTTGGCTGATAGATGGATGATATTAACTTCTGCAAACATACAGAATTTAGTAGTATCCAAATCTAATCTTGGAGGAATTAGATTTCAAAACAATGGAGATAATGGATATTTTTGTATAATTCAACATGTCGAATTAGATGGGAAACAGACGTTCATGAATAATGCTAAAAAAATTACTTTGAGTTTTGAAATAGATAGTAATATGAGTTTTAACACTCAATGTACAGTTACACCCAATAGAGATATTGAATATGAAGTTAAGCAAGGGAAACATAAATATGAATTCGAATTTGACTTTATATTAGATGAAATAATGATATCAATAGGTTATTTTAATGTCTATCCTTTTAATTCAAATATAATGATTCCAAATGGCGCTGATTTTACTGTTAAATGGGTGAAATTAGAAGTAGGTTCGATAGCTACTCCTCTTGTCCCTAGACCGTATGCAGAGGAACTGATGCTATGTAAAAGATATGGTAGATACATATATGTTGATTACACGATAAACGCTGCATCAAATTCATTTTCTAATATGATGTCCGTCCCTATTGACATGCGAATAGCTCCGACATTGACATTGAGTGTAGGCGGAACAATGTCTAATCTCACTGGTGAGAGAATTACGTATTCAGCATTTACAGATCATATACTATTCAGTTTCACTGCCTCTGCAGCAGGAATGATTAGAGTGTACGGAAGAAAATATTGGGCTGATGCAGAAATCTATTAAGGAGGAAGAAACATGGCAAAAGTTTATGTTAAGACAGATTCAAATTCAGTGATCACAGAAATCAACAGTGATATTTTTCTTTCATTAGTAGAAGGATACATGTTGATTGACGAAGGTGAAGGTGATAGATATGCACATGCACAAGGAAACTACCTTGAAAACGGGCTAATGGATGATAGAGGAAGATACAATTATAAACTGCAAGATGGAAGTGTTGTTGAGCTGAAAGAAGCAGAAAAAGAGGAGTTATTCCCTTCTTCAAATCCTCTCCCCTCTGATATAGAAATTCTCGGTCAAATGGCTACGGATGCAGAAATCGAACGAATGGAACTTGGCCAGCGAATGACAGACATCGAGCTTATGATATTAGAAGGAGGTGCGCTGAATGTATGAAACGATTAAAGAGCGTTATCTAAAAAACTGGGTTACAGATACACAGCTTGAACGGTACGTCACTTTGGGTGCTTTAACAGAGAAACAAGTTGCAGAAATTAAGAGGTGTAAAAAATGAAATGGGTTGTTAAAGATGCAGAAAAAACGGCTACAAATGGGACAATTATTGATTCTCTAGATTCTGGCAGCACTAAAGATGCACCAAGCATCAATGCAGTTAATGAAGCTTTGAAAGAATATGAACTTATGAAATTAAGTGCACTCTTTTACCTGTCAGAAACAGATGGAGGAAAATATTATGGTAATTACGAAGAGTGGGTAACGGCAGGAAAACCTGTGGCCCCTGCTAATTAAAGGAGGATAAAAGCTTATGACAAAACTAACTACAAATAGTGGGGGGCGGATTTTACCGTCTCTTTACAATCTCCGAAAGGGGGTGCAGGATGTAGTTTCCTGCACCCACAGAAGGGTGGTGTCAGCTATCTAAGTAGTATGACACATGATGTATTATGATTTTTGTACCAACCAACTTGACTATACATTCAGCAGAACCAGTAAAAAGTGATTCCCGTACCTTTCCGTATCCTATAAAGGTTATCTCAGGATATTACAGTATCCAAGGGAGTGCACAGACAGGATTAAACGACAGACAACAAGCAATGAAGCTTGTGGAATCTTTCGAGGGTACAGAAATCATGTTTGATATCATCCTACACGCAGA